AGGACTTTTTTAATTTTCCTCCTTTGGTTTTACCTCATATTTTTTGCTCTTATTTTGGATTTTTTCCTAAGGGACAACTTTCGAAACTTTTTTTTCAATTTTTTTTACTAAAAGCTTCATCTGCTCCAATTCCTCTATTTTTCTCAATATTTTTTCCTGCAAGGTAAAGTTATTTTCCTCTGCCTGTGCGGCTCGCACCCACCTCCTTATACTTTTCTCGCGTGATACAATGTTACTGCGCAGGGTGTGCAGGCGTTGCACAAGTTGCACGGGGGTGAGGTGCTGTAGCTTGTCTGGCAAGCCTCCTCCTGCCGTCTCCAAAGGGAAAACAGAGGAAAGTATGCGCTTGTACTTAGTCCAGTGATTGAGCACAGCATCGCAAGCGTCCATTTCTTCAAAGAGTTTCCACAGCTGTTGTTGTAGGTTGCGGGCTTTTTCTTCCTCCTTGGCAGGTATGCCGTTGAGAGCGAGCTTCAGCGAACAGGCTCGTAGCCAATGATTCTTCTTAGCTAAGTAGATAGGGTGTAAAGCTGGGGGGTAATCAACAATGAGAGGAGTATTTTCTTCTTTTGGCTTAGGTTGATTTGTAGAGCTATTCTGACTTCCCTGCGTATCTTCTAATTTGCTAATTCCCAAATTTGCTAATTTACTCATCTCCCTTCTCAACTTTGCCTCATTCTCGAGGGAGTAAATGCGAGAAACGCCTTGAAGATTGCCTCCAAGGCGTTCAAACTCGCTGAGTAAACGCTTGTATTGTTCGCGGTAATTATTCACGTTTCTCTTTTTGTACGGGTGAATTGCTATTCGCTTCTACCTTCTTTAATGCCAACGCTTTTTCCAAGATAGGTACATCGGGCGGATATTGGATTTTTTTCTTTTCGATAACCTTTTGCAAAGTGTCGGCACTGGCTTTTTTCAACAGTTCGGCAGCATCTTCTTCCAATGCTAAGTATGGGAAGCCTGTAAGGTAAAGACTCATTGCGTTGTAAGGTATTCTGCTTAAGTCGATTACTTGCAAGCCTCCTCCTAACTCTCTATCTTGGGTATAGTAAGCTTTACCGTCAGGAAGCAAACTTTTAAAATATTTATCTACTCCCTTTTTTGTTTCCTCTAAACTGCCTGTGCTATTCGCATTAGGCTTCTGCGATAACTCCTGCATACTTGTACAATTTAGAGTTACATATCAGCTTGAGGGTAATACCGCTGTCGTCTTCTGCTTTTTTACCAGTAGTAGCTTCAGCACTTTCCATAAAAGCACCATTAATTTTAGTGCCAATTACCCATAGTGTGCCTTGAGCGTCAGGAACAACAAAGGTCATCGGCACATTTTTGTAGCGACTGATAAAATCGAGCGGTTCAGCATTGAAGCGTGGTATTTTAAACTCAAATTCTATCTTCGCTTTCTTATTACCAGCATTACCTACAAGAGTAGTTTTGAGCTCTCCTTCGTCAATCTGCACGTCAATTCCCTTCCATTTCTTATCAGTAAGCAAGGTAAAATTGCCGTCTTCAATCGTGTTGGCTTTGCCGAGTTCGCCCGTATTGGCGGGCAAGACGCATTTATCGAGGAACGCCGTAGGGGCGTAGAAAACACGGGTACTGATGCCTCCGCTCACTTCGTCGTTAGGACAAGCGTCGAGGCTTTCGTAAGGTACATTATCAAAACAGTTTTTTGCCATTTTTTTAGATTTTAAAGTTTAACAATTAGGGGCGAATGACCGCCAATGAGTTGCAAGAGCAAATCCTCATCTTTGGTGATTTGCTCTTGAGTAAGCGCTTCACCACCAATAAGAAGCACTTGTGGAGCATCATCAGCAAACTTGTAATTTTCATTTCGAAAATCAAACTCAACTCCTTTTTGAAGAGCTTCTTCTTGAGGCTCTTCAGTAGTTTGTGCATTAAGAGCTTTTTCACGGAGGGCTAATTCAGCTTCACGTTTCTGAAGCGATTGTTCTATCTCGTCAAGCATTTGTTCGCGCTCGTTGAGAACTTGTTCACGCTCGTTGAACATTTCTACTTGTGTGTCTTCTGGCGAATTGCCATTCGCACCTACAGGGATTTCTTTTTCTTTTGCCATTTTGTTTAAGGTTTATAAAGGTTAGGTTTAGGTATTAGATTGAAACCTGATACCTAAACCTTAATACCTGATTACGCTTCCAATCCTTGTTCTTCAGGATAATACAACTCATTAAGGTCTTTGCTGTTCAGACCACGCTTCTTAGTGCCGTCTGAGGTATACACATAGGTAAGCTCGTTGATTGCAAAGTCATAACCGAGAGTGAACTCACCTAAGATGTTCAAGATACGCTTGTCAACTTGTACATCGGTGATGGTCGCAGGATTATCAATGATGTCTACCATTTTCACGAAGCCATTTTCAACGGTGGAAACAATCGTACCGTCTTTGAGGTTCGGAATTGCCACAATCTCGCGTTTGCCTAAGCGTGTTTTGAGCGCATTGTCTTGGAATTTGTTTTGCCCGAATTTATCTTCGTAGGCAATTTGGTAGTTCTCGGCATCGGTAACGCTCATAAAGATTTTCTTTACTTGGTTTTTAGCTATCGCAGGCAAACCACGTTCGTAAGCCGTTACCACTTCGAGAATATTTGTAGCGGTAATTGCATCGGCAGGAATGAGGAAGTAAGGATTTTCGGTATTCTTCAATCCCTTAGCAATAATTTCGTTGAGTCCATCCATAGAAGTGCCAAACTCAGGGGTTGCGATACCTATTTTAGAAGGATCATACTTACCCGTTACCGATAAGATATTCACATCTGAAATGATTTTTTGCAAGAGTAAATCAATAGCGTGTTTGGAAATCGATTTATCTTTGAGTGGTTTGCCTTCGTCGTACATCTCTTCGAGTACGGTGCCGAGAATTTCGGCAGGATCGAGTTCAAAGTCTACTTTTTGATGGTAGTTCTTCATCATTTTTTTGCGGAATTGCAATTCGCTATAGGGTGTCCACTTTTTGGAGCTGAATCCTTGCACTACGTGTCCGATGAGTGAATGTAGTGACACGTATTCTCCTTTTACCTTGGTTAGGGTACGCGAATGACGGTTGAGCAAAATCTCTTTAGAGAGCACAGCTGTTTGTAACAGCTTAGGTTGGGTGCTGATGTAGCGGATAAGTTCATTCTTTATCTGTGCTACATCCATTGTTTTTTCTTTTGCCATAGTTTAAATTTCGTTTAAAAGTTTGTTATGAGCATCATTAGGGTCTAAGTACCCGTCGATAAGTCCGTTTCCTTCCGAAGCCTCTTTGCCGTCGTTACCAGGGAGCGAATGGGCAGGACGTTCGTTTAATTCTTTCTGTAACTTTTCAGTTTCAGCAGTAAGAGCCGTTACTTGTGCGGTAAGAGCTTCTTTCTCGGCAGTAAGGGTAGCCTTTTCAGCCGAGAGCATTTCATTGTCGGCTTTGAGGGTCGCCATTAGTTGCTCAAGACTCGTATTGTCGGCAGCGTTTTCAGCAGCCTCAAGAGCTGCTTCAATTTTGTCGAGCTGCGATTCTTTGAACTCAGCAAAGTGCTCGCCCCCCATTAGAGGTTTTTTGAGATTGAGACTTGCCAGAGCCAATAGGGCAGTGATTTTTGCGTGTTTCATTTTTCTTAATTCTTAATTTATTAATTGACGAATTATTTCGTCGAGAGTCATTATTTCATCTATAAGTCCGAGTTCTTTGGCTTTCTCAGGCATATATACATCACCTTTGAACACTGCTTCATTTGCTTCGGTTCGAAAAGCTCTAACATCGCTCAAAAAACGGGCATTAAAGTCAGATAAGTTTTGTAATACATCTTTGTCATCGCCTGCTTTAAGGGCACGCCAAGCTTTGTTTTTCTCCGTGCTTTCGGGAGCGTAGAGTTCGTAAATTTTTGCACCATACTTTTCTAAGAGAGGGGCAAAATCCTGTGCGCTGAGCATCGTTCCGATACTACCAATACACTCGGCAAATGGCGCAGCTACTACCTTGTCGCACGCACTTCCAATCCAATAGGCTGCACTGCACATATACCCGCCTGTATAGGCAATGGTAGGCTTCTGCATAGAGCGAATTGTGTGAGCAAGCTCCTGAGTACCGCTCACCATACCGCCCCCGCTATCGATATCTAAAATGATAGCGGTTACGGAAGGGTGAGAATCTAAAGATTTTAAAAGAGAACTAATATATTGAGTGCCGATGTAGCCGTAGGAGGTGTATTTAACAATGGGAGTTTTTAAGTCTACAATCACGGGAAAAAACTTGCGACCATACTGTAGTGAGGCATTACGCTCCTGAAAATCCCATTGATAGACTTCCTCATACCAATGAGAGCTCTCAAAGCCTCCCTTACGGAAGGCTAAGAGGAGCTCGGGGAGCTTCTGAACTAAATAATTATAATTAATTGAAAAGAACATATTTAGATAACAGATTTACAGTGCAAAATTATTGTAAGGGTGGCAAAAAGAAAAGGACACGGAATTTCTCGGTAATTTTGCTGATATTTGGAAAAATAATGGTTTGCCCAGTAAGGGTTACTACATAGGTGTCGGCTCCTTTGCCATTGTCGGAAATATTGTCGTCTACGGTGAGGGTAAAGGGTTCTCTGGCATTTCCTACGATGAGCATTTCCTGCTGTGAAACGAGAGACACCACGTACTTACGCTGTTTGTGAAAGCTTATGAGCTTTTTACGTGTTTCTTTAGATAAGTCGTAGATAGGTAGAGAGACTTGCACATCAAAGTAGTCGTTGTGATTTTGCTGCTTGATACTTACCTTGCGATTATAAGGCGTAGGGTTATGTAGGTCAATACGCAAGAGATAACTATTAATATCAGGGGTAAGGGCGCGCAGATTTTGATTGAAGCTGAAAGAAGCAGCATCAAAAAGAAGCACGTGTGAGATTTCTCGAGTAAAGGGTTCGGGAATATTACAGATATCTATCATAATTAACAGATTATACTGCAAAAGTAGGCTGTTAAAGAAGAGTGTGAAAGGACTTTTTTAAGTAAGAGATAAGAAGTAAGAGGTAACAGGAGGCGTTATATAATAATGAGGTGCAAGGTATAGGCAGTATGTAGCCTATATGTGAGCAGTAGTAGTGCTATAATGGAGATGTAAGAGAGTAGGATGGAGGTTTTAAAAAGCTAAAAAATAAAGGTAAAAGACTGTTTTATAATCTTTTACATTTTGTCTATTATTTATTATTTATTAAGGGACAACTTTCGAAATTTTTTATTATAATTTTTCTATATTTCTCAGTTTTTCGAGATAGAAATCTCTAATTCGTTGAAAATCTTGCTCAGTAAACTTATTGTCTCTTAGTCGTAGTCGCTTGTGCGACGCAGTCGATACGCCCTTTTGTATCGCTCGTGCTACCTTGCTATCGGATATCTCCAACAGCTGAATGATGTATATTACTTTCTCGTGTGGAGTCATAATTATTCTTGTGTTATCATATTAGTATTATACCATTCCCACGCTTCATCTAAGAATTGTGTTTCTGATATTTTGGGAGCCAATTCCCCTCCTGTTATCTTTACGTTATTCTGAATTATTATGAGCTTGAATTGCTCATATTCATTACATACATATAACTTCTGAGGCTTATCCTTTAATTCTCTGTTAAGAACTATCTGCTGTGTACGCTCTCTAATTACCAATATCAGAGATAAGTAGAGAGGTGAGTAGATGAAGTGAAAATTATTGGGTAAATGCTCAGGCTCTGGTTGTAATGCCAATAAGAATTTTGGCATTTTGAATTCAAAAAGTTTGTTTTTGTCCATATTATTTTGTATTTTTGCCCCTCATTTCTAAGGGTGTTTAAATCGTTAGAATTGTTTTAATTTTACAAGTGAGCCCCTAATATTACATTAGGGGCTTTTTTTTTGCAATTACTTAGTATAAGTATTCATAAATGCGCTCTCTGATAGGTTCTTCAAAATCTTTCAAATCAAACTCATAATCTTCATCGTGAGTTATCTTACCATTAAGAGCTTTAACAATGATATTAGCTAATTCTTCACCGAAGTACGCTTTATTAACCCAGCCTTTGGATTTCCAAGTGCCATAACCTGACCATTGTTTATCAACCTCTATAGTGTAAGGTTCTAATGCTACGATTTGAGATGCTAAATCATCTACAATAGGTGTTAATTCACTTACTGAATAATCACCTTTTCTTTCTGCTAATTTGTTGAATAAATCTTTCATTTTCTTTGAGTTTTAAATGTTAATATTAATTTTACAAGTTTACAAGTTTACAAATTCAGTTGCACTCTCTAAGGTGAACTTCTTAGAGTAGTACTCTTTAGAGTATTTTTTGTTTTTCTTTACGAAAGCATAATAATCTTTCAATAGTTTTTTGTTTGATTTCACAAAGTCAAGCACTTCTTGGCTTGCTTCTTTGTTGGCGTTAAGTTTTGCCTTGCTTGCTTCTGCTTTTGCTTCTGCTCTTCTTTCTCTTATCTCTAATTCAGTTTGTAACTTAGCAACGTATTCAGCATTCTTCTGTAATTCGTAAGCAATTACCCACATTTGCTTTTCACTGAAAAAATCTTTTAAATTTTCAGAAATAATTTTGTAAGCTAATGATGATGTAGGTAAGTATGCCATTAATTTACTTCTAAAAGAATTAGCAACTTGGCGATTGATTTCTTCTACAAAACTACCAATTGAGCTGATAGTTGATACACTTGGGTTGATGTAAGATACTTGGTTGTAGATGTCTTTAATTGTAACTTTCATTTTCTTTGAGTCTTTAATGTTAATAATTGTTCTTGTTTTAATTTTACGGTACAAAGATACGGCAAAAAAATATTTTGCGCAAGTTTTTTGCGTATTTTTTTTTCATTTATTTTGTTATATCTGTAACAAAAGCGCATAACTGCTATATAATCAATGTTTTATATATAATATTTTTTTTACAAAAAAAGAGGCAAAGAATGAAAAAAATGTCTTTGCCTCTCGAAAAATTACAGTATCCCTTCCCAATTAATCTTTGGAATCGTAACCTTTGTCTAATCTTCTTCTTTATAGTTTAACAATTCGGGGTTTTCATATTGGTTCCCAATAACTTTTGCACGTTGCAAACACGAATGCCAAGCGTCTGCTGAAAGATTGAAATACCCATTGATGTTGCCTACATCTTTGGCATCAATACGGCAGAATGCCATACATTCCTCTCGGTACACAATAAGGCTGTAATCTCCATAATCGTGGGCAAGAATGTCGCCCTCATAGACTTCAGTGCCATTTTTATCGTGTAGCCCTGTAAATTGACTTATAGTTTCGGGGATACATTCAAAACAGCTAAAGCCGTCTAAATTTTCCTCATCAGTAGGAAATAAGTGAGTGAAATCCCAAGAAGGTATTCCATATAACCACTCTTTACCTTTAAAGATGGATAATGCTCTAAATTTGATTGTTCTCATTTTCTTTGTGATTTTAATAGTTATAAAGTTTCTTTTTCAACATCTATTGCGATGTTTTCTTCTCCATTATACTTAATAATGTATATCTTCTTTCCGTCACGGAGGACGACAGTAGAAGGGAGCTTATAAATTTGGGTGCAAAAGTAGTGATAGGTGTTGTATATACCTTGTTTAAAATACCTCACATTTCTTTTAGCCTCATTGAGTTCCTCTTCTAACTCTTCAACTCTTTTTTCAGCTTTTTTAGTCATCTTACACCAGTGCAATAGTTCTTTTTTTGATTGTTGAGGATTTTGGTTAATCCTATCACAGATTGAGGAGAAACTAATATCATAATCGTCTATTTCCATTGTATTGCTGTCTTTTGTTATATGATGTTTTAAAATGGTCGTCAGACAGTGTAGGACGGGACAAACTCGTCTGACGACTGAAAGAATTTACAATTCTATTAGGTGGGCGGACATTAGGGTAAGAGGACAATAATCGAATCCTATTAGATAAAAATTTCCACCCTCAGTATATCGCTTAAAACTGATATTTAAGGGCGTGCAACGATGGTACTCCTTATTTAGTTCTTTAGCTTTTTCAATGATGTATAGTTTTACTTTCTCTACATCATTGGCAAGGTATAATTCGCTATGCATTGCCGTTAAAAACTCTTTAAAATGATTTTGTAACTTATTTTTCGTTTTGATTTTAGTACTTAGCGAAAAACAGTAATAGTGGGTGATTTCTTTTTTCATTTGTTTATATTTTTAGTGTCAATAATTTTTCCTAAGTATAGCACGAAGTACTTCTTATTGGCTTCTGCGCCCCATTCGGGTTTGCCAGTGCCAAAGCGTATTGCTTTTAATTCTACAATGAGGCTTGGGGCATCACGAGCATAGCCATTTCTAAAGACGATATTGTCGTAATCTCGTCCAATAAGACGAAGGTTATAATACGGTTTGATTTCTCGATACTCTTCGGTCTTCTTACCCGATAATATCATATCAAACCATTGTTTTTGGATCGTAAGGTATAGGGTGTTATTCATTATTCTGTAATTTTAATCGTTTTGCTATTAATTCCACAATATTCACGGTTACGGCGTTACCAATGAGTTTGTAACGTTGTGTTTTGACAATAGGATTTATCGTGCCGTTGTAGTTACCGTATTGCGTCCAATTCTCAGGGAATCCTTGCAGGCGTTCACATTCTATCTCAGTAAGACGACGCATTCTACTAATGGCATAATTACTATTGTGTCTTGTTAAAGCTGGACTAATCCCTTTTTCGTCAAATACTCTATTTTGCTGGTATGGTTGCTTACCTCCAGATTCTTTAGAAGGATTTATCTGTATAACAGGCATACCGCTTCCATCTTGTCGAGCGCGAGCAGGAATGGTAGGTGATACTTTGCTTTTTACTTCACGAAATCCCTTGCCGTCGTTGTGTGTGCGATAAGTACCTACTTGTATGTGGGTGTCTTTCGGGGTATTTAATCTTTCTTTGATGTCATTTTCTGTGATAGGAAATACTCCGCACTCACTTCTTCCTGCAAGATGTCCGATAAGGTATATTCGCTCTCTATTTTGGGGGAGTACCCAGCGTGTATTAAGCAATTGCCATTCGATTGTATAACCCCCAATGTTGGCAAACGCTTGGACAATTGCCCAAAAGTCTGCGCCAGCATTGGAGCTGAAAGCTCCCTTAACATTTTCCCAGATAAATATACTTGGTCGGACGTTAGCAATGAGGGCAATTGCGTATTGGATAAGGCTACTTTTTGCGCCTGCGAGTCCGGCACGTTTCCCAGCAAGGCTGAAATCTTGGCAAGGCGAACCGAAAGTGATAATGTCAATTCCTGTAAAGTCTCCTCCGTGAAGAGTGGTAATATCTCCGATGTATTTTGCATTTGGAAAATTGTTTTTATAATTAGCAATTGCGTGTTTATCTATTTCGCTGAAATAATGCTCGGTAAAATGGTATCCTGCCCGCTGAAACCCGAGCGAAAAGCCCCCAATACCACTAAATAGGTCTATGATTTTCATTGTTTTAATAATCGTTTTTCTATTTCATTTTTTTTTCGGTTAAAATCCTTGCGAATGGTCTCGTAAGAGAGTTCACTTTCAGTAATATTGTAGGCTTGCAAGGAGTTGAGTATACTGGTACGGTAGGGTATACAGTAGTAATAGTTGTTCAGCACGGCAGTGCGAAACAATTCTTTACGAAAATGACTATCGACGAACTTCACGATAAGGGCATTTTTATCGGTCGGTATTATACAACCTCGCTTCTCGTAACAACTCATACTAATGCTAAGCTGATAAGGGTGTAGTGTATCCTTGCGTTCCCTGTATTGGTATTCTGATACGTTTGTTTTACGCTGCAAAATGTTGAGGATATAAATACCCATTTCGTCGTCCGATTTAGGTGCGTAAGGCTCGCTGTAAAGCGTGCGCATATACTTAATAAGGTAAATAGGTAGTTGTAAGGTAATGTTAATCATATTTATTTGTCATTTTGTGAATTTGTCAATTGGTACATTTCGTCATTGTAATAGTATTCAATAGCAGTATTGCGCTCTACAAAGTCGTCTAAATTGTTGATATCCTTCGGAAATACTGTATACAAATAGGGTATAAAGTCTTTTAAAGAAACCTCTTTGCTATTATCTGTTACCTGTATATTACATAACCCTACCAAATACTGATGCCAGTAGAGCGCTGCTATATAGACATTACTCTTCTTGAAATGGGTAATGATAGGCTCTACACACAGCAGGGGCTTGCTGATGAAGTTCTTTTTGCGCTTCTTGCCGTCGTTAGTTATGGGCAATTCTTCATTGTGCAAAAATTTGCCCCAGCCATCGTTGGCATAGGTAACAGAAGGATTGAAACACTTGTACAATGGTAATTCATTTTTGTTTTCGGGGAATATACTATATAGGTGTTTGAGATATTCCGAGAGGTCAAGCGGACTGTTGGCGTATAGCAATCCACCTATCAAGGTACTTTGATTGTAAAGCGCCATCACCACATCGTTTTGTTTGTGGAGATAGACAGATTCTACCTTCGTATTCATTAATGCTTTAAAAAAGTAATCCATTTTGTGTATTAGAAATTAAGGGTTAGAATTTAGTGAAATGAAAACACAGTATAATCAATATTTATATAGAATATATTTCCAATAGCTTTTGTTTATTAAAGATGTGTTTTTTGAAAAAAAAGTATTTTTCTACAAAAAAGGGGCATTTTTTTTTCCTACATTTCCTACAAATCCTACAAAGGGGTTAAAATGCTATTTTTCAACTCTTTATATTTTGTAGTAATCATTTTTTTTGTAGGAACTCGTAGGATTTTGTAGGAAAGTGAAAAAACTTTCCTACACTTTCCTACATTTCCTACGTACTTTCCTACGTGATTTTACACCTTAATATACTGATTTAAAGATAAATATACCTTTGTAGGAAATGTAGGAAAATTTTTCAGGGGTTTTTAGCTACAAATCATATTTTTCAAAAAAAAATTAATAAGGTAAGTCATCCTCGTTTATTAATGCCTCAGGAACATCTTTGTCAGCTAATGGTGCAGGAACAAAATTGCTATTTTTACCTGTTTGCATACGTTGTAATTCTATTTCAGCCATTAGTTCTTGTTTGATGTTTATCTTATTCAGGTCTAAAATGAATGCACTGGTAGGACTATTGAGTTCCATATTGATACGGATACTTTTTGCCTCATCTCTATAAGCATCACACTCTTTAATTAGTTTTCTCATTTCTGCTTTTGAAGGCGATGCTTCACGGTACTGTACAAACCATTGTCGCTGAATGATACTGAATACAGTTGTAAAGTTGAATTTCAATAATCCTCCTTCTTCGCGTACATTGATATCTACTCTTAGTTTCTCTCCTTGTGTTAAGCGCATACAGGATAGAAAACAATCCCAAAACTTATTGATAGGAGAATCGGTATCGAGTTTACGTTTTTGATTTTCTACAATCTTTTCGAAGTGATCTATCATATCTGCTTTTCCAAAGGGAAAGAATTGTTGAGCCTCGAATATATTATATATGGTGTGCAACACCGACAAATTGTCAATAATACGTGTAGGCACATTCTGCAACTTCTCAATTTTTCCCAAGGCAATTTTATTTACTCGGTAAGTGTCAAGGAAGCGTTCTTCAAAGAGTTGTCGCTGATTGATGAAAGTGTCGGATATACCCGAAATACCTTTGCGAACAATATCTTTTAGTTTATCGTATTCTTTTTTCTCTTCCTCGCTGAACTCTCTACTTTCCATTTCCTCCCAAATAAGTCGAGAGATAAGAGCTTCAGCACTGGGGTAATCGTTACCGGTGAGTATGGTAGAGCTGATGATAGGCACTTCGTCTACGGCAACTTTGCTTTCGATGGACCCGCGCTTATACCCGCGTCTATCCCATAATCCCTTTATGATACCGTCCACCTGAGGGTTGCCACGTTTGTATTCCGAAAGTTGCGAAATGCCATTGCTGAACTGAGCAAACTCTCGTATCTGTGCTTTTATAGTGGAAGCTGCTCCTTCCAACTGTATGGCAGTTTGAGGCACTCCCGTAAACGATTGTATAGCTTCGCAAATGTTATCTTTACCTGTCGAAGCTGGTCCAAAATAGAATAGTATAGGGAAGAAGCCTGTGCAGCTCACCACGATGTCTTGAAATAGAGAACCAATTCCGAAGAGAATACCTGTAATAGCATAGCCACGATGTACCTTGTAAACTTGTCGGAAGTAGTTAGGGATGCTCATCGAAGTCTCAAATGATTTAAATTTTTTTTGCGCACCATATTTATATATATTCTTATCGTAATTTCTATTAGCCGACGGAATGTAATAGCTTTCGTTATTCAGCTTAAAGAGACCTTCTTTATTAATAATCTCTTCTCGCTCGCCTGGTATCACTATTTTATTGTTCCACACCCAAAAACCTTCAGGTTGCCAGCCCAGTACGTCGATTTTGCGCCCATTGCCCATACGGTCAAACAAAAAACGCAACAAGCGTTCGTGTTGTGCAGCCGTTCCTGAAAATGAAAAGTTACCATAAGAAGTTACAACATTTTTAAACGAAGGGAGGGTGTTTATTTTATCTGAAATCACATCAAAAATCTTCTCGGTGTTATGTACATTACATATACGTATAAGTTTCATCGGAAATTGCTCATCCTGCATATGTTGTACAATTTCAATAGAGAAGTTAGAGATAGCCATAAAATATTCCTTACCCTCCTTCCCTGCTGATGTATAGATACGGTTTCTGTGCTGAAAGAGTCCATATTCTATGATCTCTCTCTTATATAGGTAAGGGTCATCTACCTCATCTGGGAAATGATAGAAGTCGAGAGAACCATCGCCGTCGCCTACTGGTCTACTAAGGGAAGAGTTTTTTTCTCCCATATCAATAATTATATCTGGTGCTTTGATATATTGCTTTTCAAACTTCTCAGATTTTGAAGCTATTTTAATCTTAAACAACTCTTTGAGTTGCTCGGTATACGCCTCACGAGTTGTATTATCAGGAATACAGCCTACGAGTTTGCCAGCCAATTCGGTGAGGTTCTTTTTATCTTCCGGTAATAGCAGAGCCTTTTTTCTTTCTCCGTGTTTTTCAGTATAGCGATCGAGTGCTGCGCGGTAGGCTTCGCCAATAAGGTGCAATATAGCATCGTTGCGCGAGTATTTGATAAGTTCTACCGCCTCGGGGCGTTGCCCTATACTGTCAGGGTCTTCTTTGGTTTCCGACGGGAATACCACTAATTCGGCAAACAAACCTGCCTGCAATATCATTTCTAAATCGCGATGAGCGGCATTTTGGCCTGCGCTATCACTGTCGCGGAAGATAATCACCTTACGGCATAGCTTCTTGAGCTGCTGTAGGTGCTGTGGGGTGAGTGCGGTACCAAGCGTAGCAACCGTATTGGTAAAACCTATTTGGTGCATTCGCATTACATCAGTATAGCCTTCCACGAGGTATACCTCACCTGTTTGGGCAATGGTATTACGCGCCAAATGAAAGCCGTACAGCAAGTTGGATTTATCGAATATAGCCGATTCGGGGCTGTTGATATACTTAGGTTGCTTCTTATCGTTAGTAAGTATTCTGCCTCCAAAGCCTACACAATACCCGTATTTGTCGGCAATAGGGAAGATAATACGCCCTTTGAAGAAGTCGTAATAGTTACCTTGGTTATTCTTGCGCAACAGACCTAATGCTTCGCCATCGCTAACGATAGCCTGCTCTTTGAACGCCTCGTACAATCCTGCCAAGGCATAACCAATACCGAAATTATCCACAATCTCATCGGTGAAATTACGACTAAGCATATACTTCTTTGCTTCGCTCTCAGGTGGCAAACCCACAAAATTCTGACGGTATATTTCGGCTGTTTTCTTGAGTATTTGTGTAAGGCTCTGCTTTTGGGAGCGCTTTTCCTTCTGCTCGTCGGTTTCTTTCTCGTATTCTATAGGAATGTTAAGTGTTTCGCAGGCGAGTTTAACCGCTTCGATGAAATCAACACCCTTATAGGCTTGGATAAAGTCGATGATGCTTGTACCTCCTTTGCCCGAACCGAAGTCTTTCCATATATTCTTTACGTTGGAAACCTTGAAGCTGGGGGTGCGTTCGTTTTTGAAAGGCGAGCACCCCTCCGCCGTTCCGTTGTTACGTATCTTATACGAGGCATCGGTATACACACTGCCAATAGCTTGACAAAGGTCGGCTTCGTATAATTTGTCTATGACTGATGATTTAATCATAAAAAGAATCTTCTAATGTGCTAATTTATCAATTAGCCAATTGTTCTAATGCTTCTAAGGAGATATCCTTATAGTGTTGGTGAAAAAACTCAAATTTCTTTTCGTCGATAATAGAGAGAGAGTCGGGAACTATGAATTTATTATCTGCTAAATCTGAATCTTCAGTATATATTTTTAACCAATCTTCCACTTCTTTCCTTCTTGAACGTTCTTCTAGTTCCTCTAATAGTTCAGAAGTATCTACATCTGTTAAATCAACTGTGACATATGCTTTTGCCATAACTATTAATTTTGTTTTTCAATTATTTTTTTAATTTTAGAAATTTGTCTCATTGCAGTTTTCAGCTCTTTTGGATACTGGTGAATGGTATTTTGTTGCATTAATTGTTTGTCGCTTACGCATTCTAAATTTTTTAATCGACAATCAAGAGTGTTCCCGTTTTTGAATATAATGTTAAACCCTTTAGGAATTACTCCGTATGCCTCTTCCCATAAATAACGATGCTTAGGTATCATTTTGCGTTTCCCTGGTATTTTGATATAAATGTAGGGAGTTTTTTTCCTATCACGAACAACCTCGCTATAATCTGGTAAGGTATTGTGAGGCAAGTTACCCTTCTGAAAAAACGTATGTTTGCATTTTTCATAAATTTCATCACTCATCTTTACACCTTTATTCTCGGGGGTACGACCTTTTTTATAACGGCTTTTTTCCGATTTTTCTTTCATTAGTTTGGCATACCCTAAGCGGTGTGCTTCCTTATGTATTGTAACATTACTACGTTTTAATTTCTCAGCTATCCACTTGGTAGAATGTGTGTGAATATGGTTGTGAATAAAGTTTTGTTCTTCTTCAGAGAGGGGACGCTTGAGTCCCTCACTTTTCCAAGAATTATACAATGCAGAGGGAACTTTTAGATTATTTTTTTTGAGATACCTCTGGACAACTGTATCTGATATGCCTAATGCTTTGGCAATTTTAGTACTTGACATTATTAGATAATGTTCACGAATGAAGACAGCTCTTTCTGGGGTAATAACTGTTTTAGCCATAGTTTTTAAGTGTTTTCTTCAAAACTGTCATTAAATTCTTTTAATCCCATCTTTGAAATAGCCTCAGTTACATTTTTATAACCAAGACTTTGGGCATAAGCATTCTTTTTGTCATAAGTATCAGCTGATTTAGGGAGTGCCTTTTCGGTGCGCTCAGCTTCACCAATAAGTCCCTTAGGACGTATTCCTGCTCCATTCAACTTTGCCATTCCTTGTACTTGTGTACGCACACTTTGAATGATAGTATTAGCAGCATTAGTAATAGCTTGAGCCTTTTTCACATCTACTTTACCTTCCTTTATGTCTGACATTAATTCAAAAAGAGTTTCATTTAAATCATCTAAGTTTTTCATTTTCTGTCATATTGTTTACTTAATTTCTAATTGTAGTACAAAGCCGAGTTTCATTAAATTCTTGGCTTGAGTGGTGTTCATCACTTCTTCGTTATAGGCATAGATAGTGTGCTTGTGAGGCTCTACCTTATACCCTTTGTTTTTTAAGCGGTAAGTATTGTTGTATATCTTCCGCTTTTCTGAAGACACCTTATAAGTAGGTTTTACATTAGCTGTGGAGCTTATAGGCTCTACTTCAAAGAGGAGTAGGGGAGTGTGTTTTTCATTTTGAACTTTCTTGCTCTTTTTTTGAAGTCGCTGATGATTCGTTTTCTTAGTTCGTTTTCGTCCCATAGTTGTTTTTTTTTAGGTTTGTTTTTTTGAGTTTGATTATCCGTATCAGTATTCAGTAGTTGACACAAGCGTTCTCGCTGGGTATTGTCCAACGCCTGAGCCACCTCATATACCGCTTCGGCTTTCAATTCCATAGTGGAAGTACTATATCACATCACAAAAGAGACGACGGATAACAAAACCAAATAACAAGGTGATAATCTCTACACGGCAGAGCTTACAATTTTTGTCAAGATGATAATAAGTGATTTTTTTTAACATAGCTTGTAGGGTTTAAAAAAAGTGAGTTGTTTTAAATATTCGTGTTTGCCTATCGTGTTTAAAAATTAGAAGGGGTAAACAATTGTTCGTCAGAGAAGCCAGTGAGTTTCATTAAAGCGTTGCGTCCTTTGGTATTGTCGAGCTTCTCATTGTCGCGGTCAATCCAGCGAGTAATCGTTTCAAACGACACATCGAGGTCAAGGGCGAGGAGCATACGGCGGCGTTGGCGTTGGCCACGCTCAGCGAAAAAATCTAAGATTTGTTTTGTCAATTCCATATTAATTGTTATTTTTACCATTTAAAATTGATACGTTAATTTTAACGGGGCAAAAGTAGATGATAATTTTCAATTAACAAAATAATTTAATGATAAATTTCATTAGCTATGAAAGATTTTTTTTTAAGACTGTCGGAAATAACAGAAAATGAGGGTATTAACATTACCACATTAGAACAGCGAATAGGAGCAAGTCAGGGTGTTTTATCCAGAGCTAAGCGGAATAATACCTCTATTTCCTTAGAATGGGTAATCAAACTACTTGAAATTTTTCCTATGTACAATGCAAATTGGCTTTTAAGAGGTAGGGGGGAGATGAAAGAAATCCCTTATTTAGAACCTAAGAATTGGATTGTAGATGATTTGCCTCGCTATAAAAGTTGCAATCATAATTCTGGTTCCTTAGAAAGATTAGGGCTACGCTTGGATGAAATCAGTAAAGAAAAAAAAATAACCTATCAAGATTTAGCCGACTTACTAAATATTGATTATAGTTATTTGCTCCAACTCATTGCAGGGAATGAACGTGTTCCTTTGAGCATTGTAAAGAGAATAATGAAACAAATTCCTGAAATTAACCCTCTTTGGTTAATATTAGGAATGGACGATATGACTAATAAAGAGGAAATAAAAGAGGTTGATTTTTTAAGGGAGAGTAACATCCTTTTAAGATCACAAATAAAAGACAAGGAGGAGAAAGAGGAGATGTATAGGGAGAAGGTAGCGAAGTTAGAGCAAGAGCTTGAAGAATTAAAAAAACGTACGCACACAACCGAGAATGTGGATAGAAGAACCGCATAAGAATAAACCTAAAATAATTGATTTTCACCCTAAAAGGTGATTAAAACGAATACTAATAACGAATACAAACTGCTGTTATTTTAACTGTTTTGTAAATTTTATAGCGTTGGAAAACAAAAGGTTATGAATTTGAAAGATGATGTTTTTAAACTCATAACCCGAAGGTCACTGGTTCGAGTCCAGTTCCCGCTACAAAATAGGCGTAATTAGTTTGATAATTAACTAATTACGCCTAACTTCTTAAAGTAACTGGGTCAAATTTGGGGCTTTTTCTCTGCACGTTTTAAAGTGCTGGGAGGTAGCCCTAAATAAAAAAATGCCTAAAACTGAAAAAAACACCTCATCACGTGTTATATACGTGGACTACAAGCCCGCCGAACTGCAAAAAGGGCATAATAACGAATGGCGCGTTGTATTCTTTGCTAAATTTCCAGCAAAAAACGAATTTAAACGCTTCCGTAAGCGTGTGCCTCCTATATCGCCTGCCCGCGAGCGTGAAAAGTACGCCAAAAAGATGATCGCTTCTATCAATCAAAAATTGGATAGTGGCTGGTCTCCTTTCTATGAGGATAATAATGTTAAGTATAAATCTTTGCAGTTTTGTACTGAATTGTTTCTGAAAATGCAAGAACGTGAAGTAGAAGAGGGTGTAAAACGTACGGATACATTGCGCTCTTATAAGTCTTTTCTTGATTTGTTTTTAAAATACCTAAAAGACAAAAAACTAATGCTTAAATTTGTGATTGAAATAGATACTTATATCATTCAGAATTATTTAGATTATTTGTTCTACGATAGAAAAAACAGCGCACGTACCTATAATAATCACTTGAAATTCTTAAATACTTTCTTTCTTTGGTGCAAAACCAAAAACTTTATCAATGTAAATCCTGCTGAAAGTATCAAACCTAAAGCTAAGGTGCAAAAGAAACGTGAAGTGCTGGCGGTGGATATTAAAGCAAAAGTGAAGACTCTACGCGAGACGAATTTTCATTACTACGTGCTTTGTATGCTTACTTACTACTGCTTTATACGGCGCACTGAATTGACAAAGCTGAAAGTAAGT